GCTCCTATTGGCACAAAGCCACCTTCTCTATAATCTTTTTCTAAGCCACCCATGTCTATCATACCACCATCTTTCATAGCAAGTTTTTTACCTAATTGAACAGCAGCTCCAGCAGGAGTAAACATAGAAAGTCTTTTTAAAATACCCATATCCATATCCATATTTGCAAGACTTTCACCTGCTTTTTTAGCAGCTCCAACAGGAGTAAACCTACTAAGTAGTTTTAAAATACCTGAAACTCTTTCACCACTTTCGTATCCTTCTCTTGGTATGTCAGCTAATCCACCATCAGCAGCGTAGAAGTTGTCTACAAATCTTGGTTTAGGTAAAAATCTTAAACTTGGATCTTGATTTCTAGCCATATTAACTATACTTGAAATACTATCGGGTGTTTGTGTAAATGGAATCTCTGGCTCCTCTTCCTCTTCATCACCACCCATTAAGAATGGTGCAGCGATTGCTGTAGCACCTAAACCTGTAAGTGCTGTTCTACCTAAACTAAAAGCTCCCGATTTAGGATCAAAGAATAAACTTCCAAACGGACTTTGAGACAATGCACTACCTTTTGTAAAAGCAGCACCTAAATTACCTAATACAGAGCTCGGTGCAAATGTAGAAAGTTTACCTAAAGCACCAAATCCTTTACCAGCTCCAAGAGCCCCTAAACCACCAGTAATAGCATACAACGCAGCAGCTTTACCTATAGGTGATTTAATCACTTTTTTTACTGCACGTTTAGCTTTCTTTACAATCTTACCTAGAAAATAGCCTTGTCTAGGCTCTTCTAATGTCATAATTCCGCCACCGGCTCGTAATTGTCTTTCCATTAATGATCTAGATATTGCCATAATTTAGTCTAAATCCTCTTTGTATAGTGTTTTTGAGTTATAATCAATCATATATATCGACTAAATCTGTTAGTCCTCCCATCATAAAACCTGTTCTTCCTCTACCAGTTCTATTGCTTACTGGACCGCCGTCTGAACCAATACCAAATCCCATTCCAGAATCAAAAGATTGTTTTCCAGAACTATCTAATCCATAATTATTTGGTCCGTGTATATTAGGATCATATTGTCTTGCTGATTCTGCTCTAGATGCCGCTGCTGCTTGTTCTGCCATTAATTTTTCATTAGCTATACGTTCTTTTTCTTTTTGCGTATAGAAATTATATTTAGCAATATTCATTTTATTCATCTGAGTTGCTCTTAAGGCCGCGTCTACAGCAAGTGGATCGTCTGGATCAATAGCCTCAAACATTCCTGTTGAAGCATTAAATGATATACCTGAAGTTCCTTTCCCATATTTTTCTGTTTGTGTTTCAGTTAACAAACTACCAAGTTTGTTTGCTTCTTTACCAACTCTTTCTGCATAATTACCAAATGCAGATCTAGTATTTAATCCAAAAGGATCTTTACTTAAACCAGTTGTGTTTTCACCAAATACTGTTGGACCAGTGTAACCCATGTTTTGTTTTATAAATTCTTGGTCAGCTGGTGATAGCGAACTAAATCTGTCCATTGCTCCAAGCACCATACTTATAGGACCAAAACCTTTTATATTGCTCATTATGCCACTAGCTTTATCTTTTATGTTTCCTAAACCACTTTGAATTTTACCTGCAGTAGTCTGCTCTAAAGGGATGTCTGTATCAGATCCAATATACTCACCTAGATCTGCACCAGTTAGTTCTTGTTGTCTGTAACTTGGAAAACCCATAAACGTTTTATCAAGTTTGCTTTGATATAAATCATCTACAAGTGGTGTTGGTTGACTACCAAAATATTGATCCCTCGTATCTAATGTATAATTTTTAAGTAATTCATTTATAGAAAGATTTCCACTACTACCACCTCCACCACCACCCATGTTTATAGGCACTGTGTTTATACCTGTAGCTGTTCCTGTTGTAGTTGCCGAAGTAGGAAAATTAAATGCACCACCTCTAAACCTTTCTTGAGGTATAAAACTAAAACCTTGATTGTAAATGTTTTGATCAGCTTGATTATAAAAAGCGGGTGCTGCAAATATAGACATTATTGTGAATAACTCCCATTTGTATATTTCATTTCTCTATTTTGATCTTTTAATTTTTCGATATCAACCAAAACCTTATCCATTTGTTTTCTTAAAAACTCGATGTTTACTTTATTTAAAGCCATTGACTCGATATGTGCTTGTAATTTATCTGTTGTTTTATACAGATCTTCGATCATCATGAACTGCTCAGAATCAGCGGGCAGTGAACCTAGTTGTCCACGTGGCCATTTAATTCTAAACTCTGTGTTTTCTTGTAAGTCCTTTTCCATTATTTGTATACGAGTGTCTGCAATATTTAGACGTTCTATCATTTGAAAATAACCCATGGTGCCAAGTGCAACAATAATTATCAAAGACGCAACCGTCTTCATCGGCATTTGCACTGCCGCTTCCTCAGATATATTTAATGGTTTTTTACTCATCTTCCTTATCTGATGATGCACCTAACGATGGCATCTTTGCTACTTTAATTTTTACAGATCTTGTTATGTCTTCTTTTACAGTATCTGTATCTGGATTATTAATATCGTCTTCTGCTTCTTTATCAGAGCTATATTCTTTACCAGTTTTGGTATTTGTTAATGTTATCTCAGCCTCACACTTAACCACTGGTACTTTTTTACCATCTATTTCTACGTATTCGACTGATCCTTCTTCTTTAAAAGCCATAATTATTCCCTATTTATTTGTAACACAGAAAGCACAATATGTAACCTGTTTCCTGTGGCTGCAGTTGCCTTTATAATCTCGCTTTCTTGCAAGACTATAGGCTGTGACAGCAGTTCTATTGTTTCATTGGCAGATACAGCTTTGGTTTTATATAAACTAAATACATTTGAAGATGCATCTGTCAAGGTCAAAGTTATAGTATCAGCGTTTCCCGAGTCCTCAGATACTAATATTGATTTTATTATACCAGTTGTTGATGCAGGTACTGTATATACAGTGGTTACACCATTAGTTGTTAAGTCTTTTTTAGCGTTTGTAAATACGTTAGCCACCTATAAACCAGGACACTCGTTCCTGCTCCTGTTTTACTTCGTCTAAAAATGTAGAATTTAATTGATCTTTCATAATAGTCAAAGCTCTGTTAATTTGTTTTTGATTTGATACATCATACTCTTCTTTTGGTTCTGGTAATCTTATATTTATCTTAGTCATTATCTTCTACCATCTGGTTGTACATCTAATTTAAGAGTGCCAAATCTCCAAGACTCACTAGATGTATCGTTTTCTATTTTAATATTTATATATCGTCCTCGAGCCCTAGTATCTTTTTTAATTGTACTAGACGATATAGTAAAAGGACTTAACGCTGTATTAGTTTGAGTTTCTTGCGGATATCTTTTTACTCCTAATGTTACTTTTGCATTACCCTGTAATGATTTAAAATCAGGTACAAATCTTCTCATCTTCATAAATACTTCACCAGCAACAGCTGGAGCTACTGGGTTTCTAGATCTTTGTTCTATATCTATATCATATGATTTTATAAATGATGTAACTGATGTAGTTGTACCATTTGGATTTACTTGATCTGTTCCTACCTCATGTTCAAATAATGTAGTTTGTCCTAAGCCAGACTCACCTACAATAGCAGGAAATGTACCACTTGCAGATACATTGTATTTAGTTGCAAAAGGTTTTGGATATATTGTTGCATCTACCCAACTAGTTCTAGACTCTGTACCTGTATACCAAACACCACCCACTACTCTTGTTAGTGCAGATTCACCAAAGTTAAGAACAACATATTTGTCATTGTAATCAGAACCTGCGCTTGGATACCACCAAATAACTTCTGTAAATAAATTATTTAATCCTGCATTTACTTGTTGTCCTTTCGTAGTGTCAATATTTTCAAACACATGATCTTCTACAGTACAAGGTAAAGATTTGACTGTACCATCAAATGCAAAGAAACCTTTAGGTGACATCCAATAAGCGACACCATCTATTTCTACAGCTGCATTTTTACCTAACAAACCACAGTTTGTACCTACCTGTTCAAATCCAAACGTAAATGGTGCACCAACAAACTTCATTGTATACAAAGCATTGTCAGTGAATATCAAGATTGTCTCCTTAGCTTTTAATGCACCCATAATTTTTGTACCATCTTGCAATCTTTGTGTGCCTGCAGTGTTTGTTGCTGTAGGTGCATACGTGTTGATTGCTTCTTGGTCAGAGAATCTTATAAACATGTCATCTTGTGTTGCTGTATTACCAATGGTTGTTTCTGTTGCAAGATGTATTAAGTGTCTAGTTGTTGGTGACACAAGTGTAATTCTACTTGCTGTTGGGTTATTGTTAGTTTCAAAACTTGTTGTTGTAGTTGATGCACGATTATTTAATGCAGATGCTGCACCACCGTTCCATGTAAATGTTTTACCGTTTGCAATAGTTGCAATTAATACTTCTCCAAAATTATCTAATGACCATAGTCCTGGTTCTAGAGATACATCAGAAGCTGTTGCAGCTTCACCCCAATTACCATCGCCCCAACCAGCAACACCCCAACCATAACCATATGTTTGTGCTCTTGGTCCTACGGGCTCGTAAGGTTTTAAACTTAAACTACCACCAGCAGATACTGTGCCTGATGCATTAGATGATTGTGTAATTGTAAACGTGCCTGTTGTAGGCACTGTTATAACTTGAAAATTTTTATCTTCGAAGTCAGAGTTTTGATAACCTGTACCACCAGGTAAAGTAACACTATCTAATTGTACAATATCTCCAACAGCTAAACCATGTGCTGCTTTTGTAATTGTACATGTAGGTGATCCGTTTGTAGTTGCAATTGTTGCAGAAGTTAGTGTTGCTTTTAATGGTGTAATATCATGAAGTTTACCTTCAAAATATATTAATAAAAATTTATCCGTACCTATGGCAACATATCTATTACCTGTTAGATCCGTAAAAGCGTGCATTGCTCTTGATACACCTACTATTGTATCTGTAACAAGTGATGACCACCCACCAACTTTTTCTGGTAGACCATATCTAAATCTAACATTGTCAGAATCAATCCAACGATTTTCTGCACCAGAGTCAGAAGATTGTTTGTCTATTCCAGGAAGAAATTTGTACTCAACTAGAGCCATCTGCTAGCCCCTATATTTTATCTTTGTATGCCCAGCCTCTTGTTGCATTTACATATACTAAAGTAAAAGCTGCACCATTTGTATTAACTACTAAATTAGAAGCTGCTCCTAATATGTTTGAGCCGTTTCTTGCAATTGTAAGATTGTTAGAGTTAACATTATTTCCACTATCAATAAAGGTAACTTCGTTACCGATAGCAGGTGACGCTG